CGGTTTGTTGGAGACGATATGTTTGTGGTGTGGCAGGACGGGGATGTGTACACCTACCCGTTCCTTGACGTAACCATTTCAACGGAAATGGAAGTATGGCTGAACCGCAAACGATGAACCCCAGAAACGACAAACCCCCGTTAGGGGGCTTGACGCAGCCGGGGGTACGGCCTTACTCTCGGGATGCTAGTCGAGGTAGGGCCAAGATAACCATGGGGAATATGGTTGTCAACAGGACTTTACCTCGTCGCTCGGGAACTCTGGACGGGGAAACAACGCGCAGAGTGACCTTAAACCTACACCGGGGCGGCCAGCCTGTAGGTGCGCGGCGTATCGTCGGGAAGCGCAAATGGCAGCAGGGAAACCTGTAAAAAGTAGCCGACAGCGGATGGCTCCGTCAGTCATCATTTCCGCACGATCCCGAGTTAGGCGCAATCCGTCTCCAACTCCGTGCGGAATCACCATCAGTCATCAATTCTTAAACCATAGATAGGTCATAAACATGGGTGATGAATACACTTACTCTCCGACTGTAAATACCGAAAAGCCTAAACCCATTCATAACCTAGAACACTCACTTCACTCCAACTTGGCAACGTGGAACGAGCTAGTGCGACAGTCACCGCTGAACCGTTTACGCTTCTACGATGCCCAACTAGCTCGGGGTATTGAGGTCAACAAAGACCGGGTGGCTGAATTAGTGCGTGAGGCGGGTGCTGCTGCTGTCTTGTCTGATCGGGATGCTATTGGGTTAGTACGCCAGTTATGGGGTGAAAAGGCTGTGGAGAGGTTGAAACGTGCGCGTACCAACGCTAAAGAAAGCCAATAGAGTTTGGTGGCAAATATGGCTAATCCGCTGCATCAACGAGGCTAGAGTATGCGACACGCTGCCAGACGAGACGCCAACGACGCACCGATTACTGAAGCTCTACGGAAAGCGGGTTTTGTGGTCTACGATTACGCTCAAGTGGGGCAAGTCCCCGACAAGCTCGCCACGAAAGCCTTACCGGATGGCACACCGTGGGTCTGCTGGGTCGAAATCAAAACCCCAAAAGGCAAGCTCACCCCGAGTCAGGAAGCGTTCCGCCAAGTGTTTGAGCCACGCGGTGAGTTCTACGTTGCCCGTGACCCCGAAGTAACGGTACGGGAACTGATGGATCGCTACATTTCCGCTATAAAACCCGAGCAGTTGCGCTAAACTACTGAAATGGCTACCCTCGCTCTGTAGCCGCGAGGTTTAAGCATGAAACACCAGCAAGCCGGTATCTTCGTTTCAGCCCTACTGCATAGCAGCACAGCGGCTCATTTTCTGCACCTTTCCACCAAGTCCTACGCCGAACACAAGGCACTCGGGCATTACTACGACGACATCCTAGACCTCGCTGACAGCTACGCAGAGACGTTCCAAGGCCATTACGGCATCATCCCGATCAACGCCTACATCGACGACTTCAAGGTACAGAAGGACGCCAAGGCGTACGTCAAGGGGCTGCTGAAGTTCGCACAGGGTATGCGGGAAGAACTCCCTGACGACCCCGACCTGACCAATATCCACGATGAGATTGTCGGCCTGATCGCCGCTACGCTCTACAAGCTGGAGAACTTGTCGTAAATGCCTAGCCGGGAGCAGATTGCCGCCGCCCTCAAGTACGTTGGGGATAAGGCCAATTTGCGGCAGCGGTTTGAACGCGCCACCTCGCTCGACCCCCAAGAGCAGGACATGGCCGACATTGCCGTAGAGACGGGAGCCAGTTTCATTCCGGGCGTAGGTCAGGCACTTGCCGCCCGTGACGTAGAACGCGCTAGACGCGCTAACGACCCCGCTGGGATGGCTATGGCGAGTATGGGCGCTATCCCCGGTGGGCGGCTCGCAGGGCTGCTGAAGCGTTATGACCCGACCCGCGCTGAAATCTTTATCGGCAAAACCGCAAAAACGTGGGACGAAAAACAAGCAGATCGCGCTCTGGCAATGGAAGCCTATGGCGTTGATCCAGAAACAATTTGGCGGGAAACTGGAACGTTCCGAGCACCAGACAAGGAATGGCGACAAGAAATTAGCGATGTTGGCGCAAAAGGCGTTTACACGCATTTGCCGCCATCCGAACAACGGCTTGCACAAATGGCGCTTGAGCACCCAAAGCTTCTTGAGGCGTATCCAGACCTTGCCAAAATTCAACAATTTGGATTGCGCGAGCCGAAAGCGCGTGGATCGTATGAGGTGACGCACATCCAAACAGAAGATGGCCCAAAGGTGCTTGGTGAAACATTGGTTGTGCGCGGGCCAGACGAGAAAGCTTTAGCGTCTACAGCATTGCATGAAATGCAGCACGCAATTCAACGCCGGGAAGGTTTCCAGCGAGGCGCAAACCCAGCAGAGTTTAAGGACAAGAAAATTCCAGCAAACTTGCGAGACGTTGCTTTTTCTCGATCAATGCGGGAAATGGCAATAGCGAACAAAATGCGTGAAGCAGGTTACCCGGTTGCAGAAGGCAAAGTTCTTAACTTGAATCGCCCAGACACGTTTAAGAAAGTAGAAGCGTTCGCGCAAAACGATGAGCAATTAGGCCGGTTAGTTGCGGAATGGCAACAAGCAAACAACAAATTGAAAAAATACCCCGATAAATTTACGCAATATGCCAGAACACTAGGCGAAGTAGAGGCGAGGGCTGTTGAAGCACGACGCAACATGACCCCCGAAGAACGCCAAGCCACATTTCCATTAAAGTCTTACGATGTTTCGCCACAAGATGTCATTGTTCGCAAAGTGAGATAATTTGCGATGGCGAAAGGTGTAAAAACAGGCGGCGGCAGTCGAAAAGGGGTGCCAAATAAAGCTACTGCACAAGCCAGAGAAGCCATTGCCTTGTTCATAGACGGCAATGCTGAACGATTGCAAGGATGGTTGGATCAAATTGCGGCAGAAAAAGGGCCTCAAGCCGCTTTTGATTGTTTTACTAGCCTCCTCGAATATCACGTTCCAAAACTCGCCCGACATGAACACACGGGGGAGGACGGCGGCCCACAGGAACTAGTTATCCGCTGGAAGGAGCCGACCTAGTGGAAATCGAAATGCCTTACCAACCACGTAAGGCGTTCATGCCATTCCACAACCGCACGAAACGGTGGGCTTGCATCGTTGCTCACCGCCGAGCCGGTAAAACGGTCGCAGCCGTAAACGACATCATCCGGGCTGGCATTACTTACCAAGGGCCTAATGGGCTATTTGGCTACGTCGCGCCCTACATGAACCAAGCACGACGTATTGCTTGGGATTACTTCAAGTATTACGCCCAACCAGTCATTAAGGACGCAAACGAGTCACAGATGACGCTGACCCTAGTCAACGGGGTCAAGATCAGCCTATTCGGAGCCGACAACGCAGACTCCATGCGTGGCTTGGGTTTCTCGGGCATTTACCTTGACGAATATGGCGACTTCAAACCATCCGTATTCGGAAACGTAATCCGTCCCGCCTTGTCAGATAAGCAGGGTTGGGCTGTCTTTGCCGGTACACCGAAAGGCAAAAACCAGTTCTGGGAAGTGTTTGATACAGCCACTCGAATCCCTAGCGAGTGGTTCCTGTTGCGCTTACCCGCCTCATCCAGCGGGCTTCTCCCGGCGTCAGAGCTAGCCGCCGCTAAAGCGCAGTTGTCCGAGGATCAGTACCTGCAGGAGTACGAGTGCAGCTTTGAGGCTGCCATCCTCGGAGCTTTTTACGGTACGGAGATGCGCCAAGCGCAAGACCAAGGCCGTATTGGGCAAATCAGTTACGACGCCAACCTGCCCGTCTACACGGCGTGGGACTTGGGATACCGAGACGACACCGCCATCTGGTTCTACCAAGTGCTACGTGGCGAGGTCAGGGTTATCGACTTCTTTGCCGTATCAGGCGCTGACATTCACTACATTGCCGAAGCGGTAAGGAAAAAACCTTACGATTACGCCAGACATTACCTGCCGCACGACGCCAGAGCCAAAAGCTTGCAGACCGGGCGCAGCATCGTGGAGCAGTTGGCGAGCTACCTAGACATCAAGAAACTGGCTGTAGTGCCTGACATTGGCTTGCAGTCGGGTATCCAAGCAGTTCGCATGATGCTGCCACGGGTGTACTTTGACGCTGAGAAGTGCCACGACGGCATTGAGGCTTTGCGCCAGTACCAACGTGAGTACGACGAGGACAAGAAAGCCTATCGGCAGAGTCCACGCCACGATTGGACATCACACCCTAGTGACGCCTTCCGGATGCTTGCGGTATCATGGCAGGAGCAAAGTGACAAGTCCCCGACCACGGTAGAGCCTAAACCGCTCATGGTCGGCCCTGAGAACACAGTTACGCTCAACGATATGTGGCAAGTGCACGACCGCACGGTGAGCAGGAGGGCGAGAATATGAGTCTCCCGGTTACACAGAGCCAGAACTACACCAATCTGACCGCTACGGCGACCGTAAAGACGGGAACGGGCGGAATGTTTGGCATTTTCGTGGCTTCAGCTTCAAATACGCCGACCATTAAGGTTAGCGATGGCGCGGGTACGGTGGTAAACACCTTTACCCCGGCTGGCGCAACGTTCTACACGATCCCGGCTAACTTCAGCACCAGCCTTGTCGTGACTATTGGCGGCACGGTTGACTGCACGGTGTTCTGGTCGTGAGCCGAAAGGCGGGGCTGTACGCCAATATCCTCGCTAAACGCGAACGGATAGCGGCTGGCTCCGGCGAGCGGATGCGTAAGCCCGGTG